GGAATCAAGCAAACGGAATGCGCAGGTTCGCTTTCCAATATGCAGCAGTTGTTGCTGACGTTGCTGATTGGTTTCCGCAATATGTTCATCGAGATACTCCATTCTATTACGGTACCAATGCCATTGAGTGCATTTCTTATCTCGCGACGCCGACGAAAAAAATGAAGACTGAGGCTTTCCTCGATCTTGTCATGGAGAAGATTCAATCTGATACTGGAGCATTCCCATATAACGCAGAAGACGTGTGCTGTGACTTTATTCGTTGGGTTGAGAATTACGTTCGTCCAGGTGCGGCATACGGCCATCTGAACAGAGATAATCTTTGGTCATCACATCAGATTCACGATCACCCGTACGGCCGCCAGAAACCAATGCTCGAGCTGGGTCTCATTAAGTCATTTAACGATCTTGACGTGCATCCATCAGATGATTATGTCATTAGCCGTGCCGGAGTCACTGTAGAAAAATATAAAGAGCTCTGCAAAACCTTAAAATAATATGTCGCACGATACTCATGTCATAGACGGTTTAAATAAAGATGTTGGATTAATGTCCTGGAAAGAAGCCAAGGATTATTACCTTTCCCTTTGCGAAGGGTGGACTCCGTATAATCCGGATCCAGTCATTATTGAACACGAGGGTGTTCAAGTGGTTCGAGACGACCTCATCGTAGGAACGAAAACAAGAGCTGGAGATTTGCTTGTTGCAAAAATCAAATCGGATCATATCGTATATTCTCAGCCTCGAGTTGGACTCGCGGGAGTGTCGATTTGCGATACGGCAAACCGAATTAATAAAAAGGTTACTCTTTTTATGCCGTCTTCCAAAAGGATTTCAGTGCATCAGGCATGTTGCATTGAACGTGGAGCAACTGCGATCTTTGAACGTATTGCGGCAATGCCAAATTTAAATCGCCTTGCTGAAAAGTGGGCAAAAGACAATAATGCATTTTTTGTTCCATTAGGTCTAAGGCATGAGTATGCAACGGCCGGGATCATTCATGCTGCATCTAAATTGCCAGAACCGGATGAAGTCTATGTTGCTATTTCTACTGGCGTATTGACCCGAGCTCTTCAAATTGCCTGGCCCAATGCTAAATTTACATGTATTGCCGTAGCTCGTAATCTTAAAGAAGGTGAACTGGGTCGTGCCACCGTGATTAGCGAACCTCTAGATTTTCAAACTCCTGAAAAGCCAGAAAACGTACCGCCATTTCCAACAGTGGTCACGTATGATGCCAAAGTTTGGAAGTATATTCCAAAAAATACGGGCAAAAAGATTTTAATGTGGAATGTTGGAACCGATCCGGTTTTAAAAGATGCATCAATTATAGATAGAACGGATTCTTATAGAAAATGGAAGAAAGATGAACAATTGACAGAATTATGAAAGTTTTAATTACAACTCCAATGGCTCCAATCTCGGAGCGTATTTCGTCTCACCGCGCGGCGCAGGCTGCAATCTATGCTGATCAATTAAGGCACTCTGGCCACGACGTTACTGTCAATTATGGCGGTAAGATCGAAGATTACAATGACTTTGAATGTATTGCCGTTTATCATGGTAATGATTGGGGCGGTACGGTGAATTTGTTTGGCGGTGTAAAGCAGTATGGATCGATCGATCAGATTGTCCGTCTATCTAAATTCACTGGTAAAGTTTTTTCTCTCGTGATTGATTTCCCGAAATACTCTGAGATGATTAAACCCCGGGTTGATAAGGAACCAGCATCACACCCGGATTGGAAGAGTGTCGACTGGACTAACTTGGCACAGATTGAAACATTTGCAACAGTTATCAATCCGAATAATCAATTCCTGAGTACTAAACTCGCATTTGGCGATTCTCACGCAATTTCTATGTATCGGCCCGGATGGAAAGTTAATTCGGTTCCCTTCAAGACCTTGCACGGTGCACTTAATATGGGTCTTGAATCATTTGTTCCGGATAATACGTTGGCATATTCTGAATTTGAAGTTTATTTTGGCAACATCGATATTCGCCACCATTTACTTCGCCAGCCGGATCCAATTAAAGCTACGAAGGCTCTTGTTGCGGAATACGTAAAGCAATGCCAAGATCTGTCTGAGAAAGGTAATGCAAAGGTTACAATCTGGGAACCGCTTCCAATCGAAAACGAATCTCGTAAACTACCAAAGACTGGGTATTATAAAGACGCTCCATTTTACGGGAGCTGGAATGAGCGCAACGAAATTCGAAAGCTCTTTGTTAGGGAGCTGGAGGAAAACGTTAAAGGAAACGTTTGTGTATTTAAATGGGTTTCAACGCTAATGAATCACAAAGAGGAACTGGACTTTGCCTATATGGAAAAGCCACAATCTGTTCATTTATCCAGAGAATTTTATCCTCACTGGAATCATTAAAAGATGTACAGGATCAATCAACTATAGTATATTTCTATTATGTCATCATTACTCGCTAAACTAAAAAAGAATTCCCGCATTGATAGTTCGTCTACCTTGGATGAATCCAAGTTTTTCAATCAAGGCGACAACAGTGTTCCGACCGATGTTCCTATGATCAATGTTGCCCTTTCGGGTGACCTCGACAAGGGTCTCACTTCCGGTCTTACCGTCCTTGCCGGTCCATCTAAACACTTCAAGACCTCATTCGCCCTCATCATGGTTGCGGCGTATATGAGAAAGCATCCTGATTCAATCGTACTATTCTATGATTCTGAATTTGGTTCGCCTCAGGCTTACTTCAAGACCTTTGGCATTGATACCAGCCGCGTGCTCCACTGTCCCATCATGAATGTTGAAGACCTTAAATTCGACATCATGAAACAGCTTGATGGAATTGAGAAAAGCGACAAGGTCATCATCATGATTGACTCGGTCGGTAACCTTGCTTCCAAGAAGGAAGTTGAGGATGCCATGAATGAGAAATCGGTTGCCGATATGACTCGTGCCAAGGCTTTCAAGAGCCTGTTCCGTATGGTAACCCCACATCTTTCGATGAAGGACATTCCGATTGTTGCCATCGGTCACACCTACAAGACGCAGGACATGTATCCCAAGGATGTTCTTTCTGGCGGTACCGGTCTCTATTACTCGGCAAACACGGTCTGGATTCTCGGACGCCAACAAGACAAGGATGATGACGGTCTCCAAGGTTACCACTTTGTGATTAATGTTGACAAGTCTCGCTTTGTAAAAGAAAAGTCCAAGGTTCCGATTTCTGTTTCTTTTGCCAACGGCGTTGAGAAATACTCTGGTCTCCTTGAGGTTTCTCTTGATGGTGGCTTTGTCACTAAACCGACCCAGGGTTGGTACCAAAAGAAAGGCGACACCGCCAAGTACCGTGAGAAGGATACCTACACGAAGGAATTCTGGAAAGACATTCTTGACTCGAAAGAATTTAAGGATTACATCCGTACCCGCTATACCCTAGGCGGCGAAGGTCAGAGTGGTCTCACCTCAATTGTGGATGATGAAGCCGATGAATCCTAAAATTACAGATAAGGATTTCTCATTCGTTGAAAAGCCAACTTCCGAAATGTATTCGGTTAAGTTGAAGAGTGGCCCATGGTCGGGTGTCATTGTTACCTACGGGAAGGTTTCCCTTAAGGTAAGCGAAGACAAAGAATCGGCCACTCTCTCTTTTCAATTCAAAGTAGACGAAGCTCCAGATGTTCATGATATTGATGAACTGGAAATGTCTGCCGATTTCAACAATCACCTTGGTGACATTCTAAGTCACATCATTCAAAATGCCTTCGACACGGGAAACTATAAAGTAGGGTCTAATGACAAACAATCTACAAACAACGATTCTTCAGAAGTTAGTGAATGATGAAGGGTATTGCCGCAAGGTACTACCATTCATTAAACGCGAATACTTTGAGGGGTCACATAAGTCCGTCTATAAACTCATCGTTGATTTCATCGAGAAGTACAATAAGTTGCCGACTCAGACGACACTCAACATTGATCTAGTAAACAGAAATACCGACATCAGTGAGGAGCAGTATGACAACA